ATGCTTAATGAAGTCAAATGTCCTTACATTGCAATTTTCTTAGATGCTTATGAAACTTTAGAAGATACAACAACTATTGGAGGATCAACTCCCTATCTGACTAGTTTGAGAATACAGATTTGGTGTTACGACTTTAGTTTAGAAAATTTACCTGGTGCAACAAATAGAGATACAATGCTTGGAGCAGTTAAAGAAGTTTTAAAAGAAAACAAAACTCTTAGTAACAATGTTTTGTATTTTAAATTTGGTCCTGGAGAATTTGATAATCAAAAGAATACTGCTGGACTTGGTTTCTTTAAGGGTGTATCATTAACAATAGACTGTGAGGTCAAAGAATAATGAAGATAAAATTTATTGTAGATGGATTAGAAATAGCTGGATTTGGAATAGCAGAAAAAGGAAAAGAAATTGAAGTTCCTGATGTAGTTGGCAAAAGTCTTGTCAATGAAGGTATTGCAAAAGAAGTAAAAGCTAGTAAAATAAAAAAAGAAGAACCTAAAGAGGTTGAAGGAGAGTAAACAATGGGCTACGGAATTGGTGGACATTTAGCATTATCAGTACAAAATTCAGTTGGAACGGCAACATCAAATTGGGTATACATTCCGTTTGTTTCAGAATCTCTCACAGAAAACATTGAACAACTTCAATCAGAAAATCTAAGAGCAGTATACGACCAACCTAATCAATTAGAAGGTATTTCAAATGTAACTGGTGACATTGTATTTGAACCACATCCTAATTACTTAGGACATTTCTTAAAAGCTGTAACTGGTGGTTCAACATCAACATTATCTACATCTGCATATATACATGAGTTTGTACCAACACAATCAGACTTTGATGCTAACTTTGCTTTAAGACCTTATACAATTAACTTGTTTAAAAATGTAGGCTCTGCATATCAATACACAGATGCTATGATTCACACACTTGCAATAGAAATTACTGCTGGTGGAATCATCAATGCAACTGCAACAGTACATGCTAGAGGTTCTGCTTTATTAGACCCAACAACAGCAAGTTTCATTTCAGCAGACCCATTCACTTGGAACGAAACATCTCTATCTGTAGCTGGTACAGCTAACGGAGAGTTTGAAACTGCAACAATTACAATTGATAACCCAATTGAAGGTGTACCAACTCTAAACGGAGAGAAAACTCATGGCAAGATTAAAAGAACAGGATTTAGAACTGTAAGTGTAGCTGGAGATCAAGACTTCTCTTCACAAGCTGAATACAATATCTTTAGAGCACAAACTAGACAAAGATTCTTATTTACAATTACTGGAGATAACATTGGTGGAAGTGCTAATAATCAAATTACAATTGATGTTCCACAATGCAACTATTCTACATTTGCTGCTCCAATAGGTGGACCAGGTAGAATTACAGCTTCTTACGAAGGTAATGGTGAATACGATACTTCTTCTAGCTATGCTATTAGATACACATTAACAAACACAACAGCTAGTTATTAAGACTAGCAGGAGGAAACTCATGAAGTTCAAAATCAAAGACAAAGAAATTAATGTCGAACCTGCAACCCTAAGACAAATTGCTGAATTAGAAAAGTCTGTAGGATCATTACAGGATATAGGTACTAATAAACCTGTAGAAAGTATTGTTGCTATAGTAGGTTTAATTATAAAAAGCTATCCACAAGATGAAGGTATGACAATAGATTGGATTCTTGATAACTGCAATATGCAAGAAATACAATCCCTTAATGATGTGGTAACACATTTTTTAGGGGTAAGTCCGACAGAGGACAATCCGAACTCGTAAAACTTATAGATTTCTTTGCAATTCATTATCGTTGGTCTAAAGAAGATGTTATGCAATTAACACCTGATGAAATTAATCAGTTGCATGGTATAATTTCCAAAAGAGAAAGGCAACGAGCAAGGAAATAAATGGCTACACAGATAGAAGTAACACTTAAATTAATAGATCAGGTTAGTAAACAACTAGGTGTTATAAATCAAACAATCAATAAAACCACGAGTGCTCAAACAAGAACTGCTGCAAATACACAAACACTTGTAAAGCAAAATGATAAATTAGCAGCTTCTTTTAGACAAGTAAGAACTGCTGCATTATCATATATAGCTGCTCTTGCTACTAGCAGGTTAATTGATTTTGCAGATGCAACTCAAAGAATTGAAAACAGAATTAAATTAGCACTAAAACCACAACAAGATTTAGATGATCTTTTTAATAAAGTAGCTCAATCAGCAAAAGATTCAAGACAACCACTTGAAGCAACAGCAACAGCTTTTTTTAGAATCCAACAAGCATCTAAAAGTTTGAATATAAGTCAAGATGTTGCATTAAGATCTACAGAACTATTCAACAAACTGTTAACTGTGCAAGGTGTTTCAATGCACGAAGCTCGTTCTGCACTTTTACAATATTCTCAAGCTCTACAATCTGGAAAGTTTCAGGGTGATGAATTTAGGGCTATCTCTGAAATTTTGCCATCTATTTTAGACCTTATTTCAGATGCAACTGGTAAATCTACTAAACAACTTAGGATTCTTGCTAGGCAAGGAAAGATTACACCTAGAGTAATGCTTCAAGCATTAGGTAAAAATGCTGATAAAATTGAAGAACAATTTTTAAAAACAAATGTAACCATGACACAAGGGTTTAATATTCTTAGTACAGAAATTTCTAAAACATTTCGAACTTTAATGAAAGATCAAGATATTATACTTTTAATTCAAAAAACTTTTGTTGGATTAGAAGCTACAATAAAAGCATTCTTACAAGTTTTACAGTTTGGTCTTAAACTTGTAAATCAAGCAACATCAAACTTAGCAGTAACATTAGGCACTATTCTTTTCTTATTCCGTAGTCTTATAAAATCAGGAATTATCGCTTTTTTTAATACTTTATTAAGAAGTGTTGTTCTGTTAACAGATGCTTTTGTTGTTTTAGCAGCAGTATTAAGGAAACATCCAATAATGTTTATTGCTACAGTAGCACTTGCAGCAGGATTTGCTTTAAAGGATTATATCTTCAAATCACAAGAAGCAGCTGAAGAGATTGAAAAAGCTGGAGACAAACAAAAAGGATTTAATGTTGAATTAAGTTTCTTCCAATCAATAGCAGAATCAGCAGGTGATGTTTTTGGTTCATTTACAATGACAGTTCAGCAGGGTGCAACTGCAATTGGAACAATGTTAGCTGAAAACATAACAAAAGGCATTGATGATATTGCAGCAGCTTTTGGTAGAGCACTTGTGACAGGTGAAAATTTTAAAGAAAAATTTATGTCAATTTTAAGAGTTGTTGGAATAGCAATTGTAGAAACTCTAACTCAAATTGCTGTTAAAATGGCAATTGAAAAACTACTTGAAGCAATTAACGATAAAGAAGAAGAAAGAAAGGATAAAGAAAAAGATATAACTGTAGAAATTGAAAAACAAAACATAGAATTACAAAAACAATCTCGCTTGTTAGACACTCTTTTAAATAAGAGACCACGACAACAAGGTCCATTAACAAAAGAACAACATGACAGAGTTACAGGAGGTCTTGGCTCTACTTTATTTGGAGACATAGGAAATATACTCACACCTAGTGCTAATGCTTCAGATATAGTTTCTGGTGCATCACCATTTAACTTTGGTGGAGGTGGAAGTAGTGTATCGGGTCTAGGTATAACTGCTGGTGCAGCAGCATTTGGTGTACCACCAGCATTTTCACAACCACTTGCAGATATGTTTGGAAGCAAGATAGATGGTTTAGGCAAAGACTTATTAGGTGGCATAGTTCCAGAACTTAAAAATGGTCCAGGAAAAATTATTGGAAAGTTAGGCTCAGTTCAAAGTGTTTTAAGTGGTGATTTAAGTGGACTAGGAAGTATCTTTAGTGGTGGCTTTTCAAATCTAAGTGGCATCTTAGGTGGCTTAGGTGGAATACTTGGTGGTGGTGGCATAGGTGGCATCTTTAAAAAAGGTAAAAAACTATTCGGCTTTGCAGGTGGTGGTAGACCTCCAGTAGGTGTAGCATCAATAGTAGGTGAAGAAGGACCAGAGTTGTTTGTACCAGACACACCAGGAACAATTGTACCTAATGGTGGTATGGGTGGAACTGTGGTAATTCAAAAACTAGAAATTATGCCTGGAGCTAATGTAGATCAAGCACTTGTAGACAAGCCAATGACATTCTGGGTAGACTTAGCACAAGAGAAAATTTTACCAGCTCTGAACACATTAGGACAAGCTGGAAACACAACAACTCTTAACTTTAGAGGTAACAGATAATGGCAATGCTACTAGGAGTTCCAAATTCAAGCTACATAGATTTAACCAATATAGCAGGTTATGGCTACACATTTGATAAAACATTTGATAAAAAAGACATAAGAACAAAAGGTGGAAAGCTTTTTACTTACATAACACCAGCTTCTACATTTAGACAGTTTAAGATCCCAACTACATTTGTTACATCATCTGATGTGTCAATAGTTAATTCCTGGTTTAGCACAGGTACAAATCTTAGATTTATAGAAGATGACACTTATGCTAACAGTTATTTTGATGTTAGAATAGTAGGTACTTCTGAGCCTTATAATAAGTTTATTGCACCTTATTTCAGGCAATTTTATTCAGGAGAGATAGTAATAGAGACTATTTAGAAGGTAACCTACAAGGTTTGATAAATAAATTAGAAAGAGGTAAGATATAACAATGGCTCATGTTTACGATACAGCAAGACAATTTTTAGCAAACGGAAGTGTTGATTTAGCAACACAAACAATTGGAGTAACCCTTGTTAACACAACACTCTATACATTTTCTGCAGCACACCAATTTTTAAGCGATATACCAACAGCAGCACAGATTGGAACAAGTTCATTATCTAATGTAGCTGTAGCATCAGGTAGATTGGATGCAGATAATTTAAATATAGCAACAGTAGCAGTTAACTCAGTAGTAAATGGTGTTGTATTGTTTGTATCAACAGCAGATTCATCTACAAGTCCACTATTATTTATACAGAGTGAAGGCACAGGGTTTCCACTAACTCCAGATGGTGGAACAGTTACTATAACTTTCCCAAGTTCAGACCCCTTCATCTTGAAGGTGTAACATGGCATTACAAGGATTAGTAAATAACAATTTAGGAGCAGTAGAATTATTAGATGAAACTATCGTAGCATCTGGCACATCTACAGTTACTTATGATGGTATTTTTAATAATGATAAGTTTTCTGAATACACAATAAACCTTAACGAAACAGTATTGAATGATGGTAGTTTTAATTTATCAATTAAATATAGAGGTGGTGGCTCAACTTTATTTGGTAGCACAACAACTTATAATGCAAGAATTGCTGGTAGATTAGGTAGCACTATGACTTTAAATACAGATGGATTTACATTATCAACTGGTGAAATGAGAATAGCAAATTATATTCCAGCAGTAACAAGCTCAACTTCATCAACGATGCATTTTAAATTGGATATTAAACCATTTAATCCACAAGCAACTATACAAGGTTTTTGGGCAGGTAAAACACATGATGGTTTTTACGATATATCTAATGCTTATTGCACAATTGATACTCTAGCCACAGCAGTTGATGGAATTCAATTAGGTTGGACTGAGGCTAGATATTGGGTAAGTGGTCAAATTCAAGTATATGGGAAGAAACGAGATGCCTAGAACTAAAGAAGAAATTAGAGAATCATTAGTAAATGAACAAGCGACTTTTAAAATTGTAAATGGTGAAAAGGTTGAATTAACTGATCAAGAAAAAAACAAAATTTTAGAAGATGCAGTAAATGATATTTATGACAGGGAGAACTCGGGATAATGGCAGTAGCAGGTGCAACAGGAGTAATAACATCAGCAGAGTTAGCAGATAATGCTGTAACAACTGACAAGTTAATAGATGATGCAGTTACTAATCCTAAAATTTTAGATGAAACAATTGCAGATGATAAACTAGCTAATCCGAAAGGAAGAAATCATATTATTAATGGTAATATGCAAGTAGCACAAAGAAATACTAGCTTTACATCTGGAAGTAATAATGAT